GTCTCCAAAATAGTGTTGAGTTCGTCGTGGGCTTCATTTTCTTCGTTCAGGCGCTGTTTATGCGCGATACGAATTGCTTTCTTCAATACGCTAGGCTTAATTTCAAGTTCCTCAGCGATTGCCTTAATCGTGTCACCGAGACCTTCATTTAGTGTCTCGATCTCTTGCATCACAGCCATACCCTCGTTCACCAGTTGGGTCAGCTTGGTCTTAGCTTCATTATTAAAAATGCGAGTTGTCATAGATTCTCCTTATCGTCTAGTTAGTATAGCAGACTACGCAGAGAATTCAACTATATTGGTAACCTTATTGAAAGATGTGGTGATTCTTCTCACCGTAAATCTTTATGTATTTACCGGCTAGCATATCGGCCATTGCTTCAATAGGTGACCCAGGATAACTATCTCCGGGCTTGATCATGCCTATCTCATGTTGACGAACATGTACTAGTTCATGGAATACTGTTCTAAGAATATCCGCGAGATTACGATTCTTCGCATAAACCCAAACGCTATCTTCTCCGGGAACATGCCCGCCAGTATGATGATTGGTCTGCGCTTCTTCAGTGTCCATTGATAACTCTATCTTAGGAACCTTCTTAAGATTAAGTTTTTCGGCAGTCCATTCAACAAACTTTTCTACCTCCGCCGAGATATCACTAACAATCGGGTCGTTTTCATCAAGCTTGTTTTTGATCCAATGATCAGGCCTATCGTTGTACTTGTTTTGAAATAAGCGATGTAGTGCTCCGTTAGTAATACGATGTTTCTTTGCAATCTTACGCATTAAAGTGTCAATGGCATTATAATTGTGTTTAGCAAGTGAAGGCAATCGTCTAGCTAGTTCTATCTCAGGCGCTTCGTTGACGCTCTCGCCACCGCCGTCACCGCCTGAATCTCCGCTAGAGTCAGAACTTCCTAATCCATAGTAGGCATATCCAGGAAAGAAATATCCACGGGTGGATTTTTTCTTACTGCGCTTTTTTTTGCGTTCGGATATGAATTCTCTTGCTCTCATCAAGCTATTTATCTTAAATTCTTAATAAGAGGGCGATCTCCGGTGGAATCCAAGGCTTGACCATCCGTTCTGGATTCCACAAGACACCGGCGACATTACCTTTTATGAAAGCTTCGGTATATCCATTATAATCTGTGCATAGTACCTCAACACTCGCTTCGTTCTTTAGAATACCAGTAGCATGATCTCCTGTGACTTCTAGAACTTCACCGTGATAAATTATAGGATAGTTTACTGTTACGTGTTTCTTTATTGGCTCTAGCGTAGCACCCAATATATCGGCTATTGCTAATGCACCCTGAGCAATTCCTACTACAGGCTTACCGCGCTCTATCATCTTGTTTGCTAAACTTAGTTCCACACTTTGTCTTAATTCAGAAGATTCGCCGCCGGTAAGTATCAGTGAGTCTAGGGTGTCAGCCACGTGGTCGAATTGCTGATTACTTGTGTTGGGTAAAAAGTAAAGACTGTGCCCAGTGAGTATTGAATACCAGCCATGGTCAATAGCATCATGTACTGTACCATTATGATTCAATATCTTCTGACTAAGACCAATTTTCATGTATGTATTTACTACAATAGGGTAGCGGCGGAGATTTCTCCCCGCCGCTACTTTGTTGCTAGATTAGTCAGTAATACTTAGAAACGGACGCCGAGGCCGACGAGTCCGCCATGACGACCAAGACCACCGTCGAAGTCAGTGTAACGATATTCAGCCTTAACGAACATCGAATCAGACACGTTTACTTCAAACCCGCCGCCGATAGTAGCACCATCAACGGAGCGACGACCGAGGTCAAGATTAGTATAACCAACGCGGGTATATGCGAGAACGTTTTCGCTAACGACATAGCCGGCGCGGGCACCTACACCGAGGTCAGCGTCATCAAAGATGTTAGCAGCAGATGCGTCAACACCAAAAACAAACTTACCGCGCTGAATGTCATACCCAAGAGCAGCACCATAAACAAGGTCTGTTGGATCGACGCCGTTTTTCACATCATCAGCTCCGACAGCAACCTCAATGCGAGGGCCGGCGAAGTCTTGTGCCATTGCCGGGGTAGTGAAGGCAGCCATTGCGACAGCCGCGATTACGAGTAACTTCTTCATACTTTTTATTTCCTTTTATGTTAAAGATCCTATCAGTCTCTCTGCTAGGTAATAATATTTATTGCTGAATGTGTGTCTGATTTTTTTTATTGAGCTTATATGGGTAAACACATAAATAGGAGTGTAGTACTCGCATAAAGGATGACAAATGCAACAAGATCACGACTACCTACCCAATTTAGAAGGGTTCGAAGATTGGCCGCTTGCGACTGACGGTGACACTGGTCATTTGAAAGAGTCGCTGCATGGTTACTTAAAGCAGATGCAAGAACTTCAAAAACAAAGATTCTACCTACCAGAAGAGGGTCATCCTGCTCATCTATTCCGTATGACTGGAATCTATTAGGTAGTTCAACAAAGAGCCTACCTTGGTACCCATGGTAAAGCCCTAGTATTGCTACTAGGGCTTTCTGTTTTAATTAGATACCGCGAGGGGCAGGAGAGCGATTAAAACCCTGAATTACAGCGTAGAAGTCATCGTTGCTCTTAGCAGCAACATCCTGCATTACTTCACGATCCATCGGCTTCAGGTCGTTGTACTTACGCATGAACGAAATGATGTCTTTCATAGGAATCTTGTGCTTCGTGCCATCCTTGAAAGTGATGGGATGATTGCCACTAACATCGGCAGCTTTCTTCAACTGCATCACGAGGTGTGGGATTTTGTCCTGATCAGGATCAACCACGACTTCTTCTTCGTCGTTCCAATCATCGGGTGCTGATTCGTTGAGCAATTCATTAATCTTCATATCTTAATCCTTTGTATTATTTATCAAAGTGAAGCGAAATGCTCTTAGTAAATTTACTATAGCAAACTTAGTTTCCGAAGTCAACCTTTTTCTTTGATCTACCTGTTATTTTTAATTGAGAACCTCGGCCTTCCAAGCAGCCTTAGCCTCGTCGCGCTTTGCCTTGCGGATAACCATTTTGCGGTGCTTAGAACCAGGAGCAGGGAAGCAGCAGTTGCACTTGACGCCACCGATTCCCACCATAAGATGCTTGTTCAAAATGTTTCTCCTTTTTAGTAGCTGCTGTATTTATCTATGATTCAATATAGCAGAATGGGTACCCGAAGTCAACCTTTATACCAAGGACGCAACGATGGCATGATCGTAAGCCAAAGTAATGTATAAGCGCCGCCGCGAATGACACCTGTATCAAACCCGGTCAGTGTTTGTACAACAAACCCTGCCAGTGCGATAAGCAACACGCCAACCACGAGGACAACGAGTCTTACAAAGATTCGAAGATACTTATTTGGGATTTCATCAAACATCGGGGGTTCCTTTCCAATATGCAGGATCGTATTTCTCTCTTATCCGAACAGACTCGGATTCTGCACGTTTGCGGTTCCACCTAAGACGGGCAGCACGACGTTCCTCAGGGGGAAGGTTGTTCCCCACAGAGATTGCATACCCATCAGCCATGATGTACAGAAGACCCTTCAGAGAGTCTCCGCCGAACAACTCGTTAGCAGCAACCAATGCTTGTTTACAAACAAGGATAGAAGCTCCAACATCATAATAATGGTTCGTATCTATAATATCTTGTAGAGACGGGCCCTCTTGGGGCGGCACCATCATTTGTTCAGTCTCTCTGTCTGAATAAGGGCGAGCCTGTTGCGGTGGATACGACGGATCAGGCCGTCCTTGTCCCATCTCACTGACACGGTTGGCATCGCCCACCGGGCCACGACGGTACCCTCGTCACCCGCCTTGATCTCGTTGACGTCGGCGGTGGCCCGGACCGCGTCAAGGCGCTTGAGCAGGGCAGGAACGTCGGGTTGTGGGGGGTGGGCGTCAGATGATGTCTCGGCGCTCATGGCTTCACTCCTTCATAATATCGATGTCGGGCTAACGTGCTTTGGGTCTTCATGTTAGCTATCGCGGGGAATAGATTCTGCTTCTTGCAGAAGCTTCTGAACTTCATCAAGATCCTTACACACAAGCTTTACTGTACACCAGTCATCATTCTTGTCACGACCGCTTGCTTCAACCATATATGCGTTATCATAAAAATAAACGTTTATTGTTTCGCTAACCTTAGCCAGCTTATCACTAATCTTGATAGCCTTAGTCATTCACTGCCCCCAGTACGTCTTCAACAGTAACATCCTTGCGCGGACGAGACTTGATAGCGTCAAGCGAGGGCTTCGACTTCACCCGAACTTCACCTCTACCAGCTTCACGCTCTTTATCATACAGCGTGTCTTCAATGGTAGCTTGATCATCAGGTGACGAGAACTCCTTGCGGGTAAGCATGTACTTGAGAGCCTCAATCTTGGTCATCTCGTTCGGTAACTCGATGAAGTCACATCGAGTAGCTCCGCCCTTCGTAAACTGTTTCACCCGACGAACCATGTCTTCGGTGAAACGAACCTTTGCAGTTCGATTATGGACAGTGATGCCGACAACCTTAAAAGTTTGTGTAGTCATAGTATCTCCTTCATAGTGCGAAATTGCACATTAATAATATTAACAAAACGGGGTACCAAAGTCAAAGACTCTGGTACCCAAAATGCTTTAGTATTGGTTTGCCCCTTCCGAAATCAGATTCGACCCATAAAGGGCGCGGGCTTGTTGAATCGCAACGTACGGGTTCGATGCCTGAATAGTCACCTTCATGGGGAACCCGTTCGAGTTACGAATAAGAATCCAGTAGTTATACATAGTTAGACTCCAAATGCCAAAACAAGAATAAGAAAAAAGCTACACACAATGAGTTCATTATAATACACCGTGTAGCAGAGCGTATTAAAGACGATTTCTTTTACTTTTTGCATTACGACTCCAGCACGTAGGGCTTGTTCCACTTACCAACGTTGACATCAACGTAGTAAGCAATATCAAAATAGTCAATCTCCGCGCGGGTATTATTATACCATCCTGCGCTCTTGAGAGCAGCAAACGCTTCGGTGAGAAACTCCTTAGCAACACCTTCGTAGTGTTCGTGGAACCAGTAAGGATTCACCTGATCACGAGCGGAACCAAAATCAATCTTGCCAGACTTGAGAGTCAGCACGATGCTAGAATGGTCACGGACAGAAAGGGTGCCCTTCATGTTGTACTTCTTGAGGATAGGCTTCAAGTTAGAAGCGATGATTGCTTTACGCTCTTGATTCATGTAAGCCATTTTCGTCAGCTCCGTTTGTGTGTGTCTGTCTATGATTCAATATAGCAAACCGAATACCCGAAGTCAACCTTTTTTCACCAAAAACTCAATTTAGATTGAACTTTTACAATTCAATATCACAGTCAATCGTATTGCTAGGCGTGTGATGAGGGTCACCACAAATCCTCTGAGAACAGGGTGCCTTGCACGGTCATTTTGTCGGCGGTCACCTGACCCGCTGCGATAGCTACAGCGCAGGCCCGCTTCCGATCGGCATAGGTGCCGTCCGACAGAAGAAACCCGCTGTTGCGTGTCGTCTGCTCGTCGGCGATCATACCTCGCTCCTTCAGGTGATATTCAAGGCCGCAGAGATTGTGATGGCGGGCCGGGGGCGGTGCGCTGATGATCGTCCTAACCGCCCGAGTATCGTTCAGTGTCGGAACAATCTCGTAAGCGGCAGCGATTACACGAAGGGTATCTTCGCTCATCTTTTCTCTCCTTCAATAGGGCGTGTGATTAGGGCTTGAGTCATGATCGGTTCTCCTGATTGGCCAGTGCGATCAGGGCCGTGATCATCTCACGGGCCTTGTGCTGTCCAAAGCCGGGGCGGGTCTGGAGTTCAATCCGAACGCCACTAAGCTCGCACTCGCCTGTGACGACACCGTAGTCCGGCCCGTTCGTATGCTGTCCGCCTTTCGTGTGAGATGACCGAAAACCGAATGTGATTAGGTCTTGGGTCATTTTCCGTTCTCCATCGTGTAATGCTGCTGGAACGCAATCCACCAAGCTTCGGCTTCTTCGGAACCTTCAGGGTGAGGGCACGGGCGGTGCTTCGGAAAACCTAGCGGTCCCCATGCGTGTCCCGCAGCGTCCGCAGCATCATCGTAGATGGCGTCCAGCAGGTGTTGGTTCTCGTCATGGTAAAGGCTCATCCCTTCTCTCCTGCATTGGGGCGTGTGATGAGACGGGTGGTCATTTGCGGTTTCCTTTTTCTCTGGCATCGCGAACGTAAGTCGCGCCGTTAAACAGCCTGTCCAAAAGAACGCTTGCGCTGGCAACACCAACCACGCCGATGATTACGATGCCGGTAAACTGTAGAACCGCGCTCATCCCTTCTCTCCTGCATTGGGGGTGGTGGCTTTGTCCGAAATCCACGCTCGGATTGTCTTTTGATAGCCCGCGTCGAATGGCGTTTGATCGGGTGCGCCCCGGCTGAGCCCGTAGTTTTTGAGGATGTGCGTTTTGTCGCCGGTTGTAATCAAAAGGGTTGCAGCAGCGACCCCTTCCGCGAAACGGTCCCGTTTACAGAACAGCCTAAACAAGAAAGACTTTTTGGTCATTTCTCTTCTCCTGCGTCGGGGGCGAGGCGGTCTTCAATAGCCATCGATATTGCAAAAAGAAACTCGGAGTTATCCATGCGGTCGATGTGTTGCGTGACTTCTCCGTAATCAGGCCAGCCGCCGGGGTCTTTCAGGGACATGGACTTCTCCATTCCGTGAGCGACTTGCAATCGAAACAGGTCTTCTACAGTGGATACGATATTACTCATTTCCCCTTCTCCGGCAGTGAGAGCAGCGCGGGCTTCCTGCGCCTCCATCTTCATGACGAAATCAACAGCCCGTTGCAGTTCATCCGGTTTGTTAGTCATAAGGTATTCCTTCAATTCATTTTACGAATCAACGCAGCTTGAACTTTTTTCCAGTTCAACGTGACCAGCAATCGCTTCACTACGAGTCTGATACCGAGCCAGAACCTCGGATTCGCCCGGGCTGAACAAGCAGGACTCATACGCATACCCAAGGTCAAACCCAGGCACATGCGGCAGTTCTACAGTAGACAGTTCAATCGTAGGTTCCTTAAAAACCCCACCGTTGTTGCTGATCATCTGAAAGCGGTTCATAATGGAAAATCCCTCGTTTCAAGCTATAGATAAACTATAAACCCGAAACGAGGGAATGTCAACCTTTTTATATGGTGTTATCTGTTTTAGGTGTAAAAGACATGCGCCCCGATTTGTCCTAATCGTTGCACGTTTCTCCAACCCGGTCTAACGTAATTAGCATGAAAGTAAAGTGCTTCTTCCATGCCTTTGACTCGTTTGCCATTTTCTAGCACATCTAAGGTAATGTAGATTGCTTCTTGCCAACTAGGTCCTTGAGGAATAGTTCGGCGTCGACTGGGATTGCTTGTCCACGAGAATTGGGACGGAGCATATACAACATCACAGATGCTGCCTCCAAATCTTGAATCCCGGACGCGGTTAAGTGTAACCTGAGCGACAGCGTATCTACCCGTTACAGGTTCGCCGCGCGCCTCATAGTAAATGTTCTTTGCTAGGCAAAGAAAGTCTGCATTAGTGTATTGAATTGTCTCCGAGGTTTCTACTACTGAAAAGAGTCTAGCATTAGCATATTGCTGCTCAAGCATTTCTTCTCTTGTGAGAACCGGAGGAAGTGTAGATGTCTGTAAAGTCGGATCTACAACGGGGTTGTCATTAGCGTATGTTTTTGTAGGTGTAGTTTGCCATATAAAAGTTATTGATAGTACTGCTAGTAAAACTTTCCATGTAGCAGTTATTCGTTTGGTATCTAAAAGTTGAGAATTACACATATTATTTCCTTAATTGGGCCGCCGCAATATTGTCTAAGCAAGGTACCTAGCAATCTTGAAGTAGCACTTCCGATAAAGTATGTGTAAAAGGAAAAGCCGCAATTTCTTGCGGCTATGCAATTTTTCATACTCTATAAGCACAATCAACTGAAATATCAGTTAATTAAGACCTTCAGAGGGCGAACCCAAATCTGATCCTTTTGTCAGAATTCTCACAACTGACATATATACTTATCAGTACTTCTCCTTAGAAAAGTACTTATATTTAACCATTGACTCGTTGAGACTTAAACTCAACATGCGTCACGCTACGAATCGTGAAGCTGCGCCAGGCCTTTGCTTCCAAATCGTAGACAGCCATCGTATTGTCGTTGACTGCTCTCTTTTTCTTTGGCTCGGTAGATTCGTTAATAGGAGCAGGTGGCAGTAGAGTTGCATCGAGGGTGCATTGCATGACACGTTCAGTTCCGTCTTTCTTAGTGAACGTGATCGTTGCAGGGCTAACCTTGAGCATATCCTTTAGCCAAGGACCAAAGTTTTCCCATTCAGTTTCGGTCATGATATCTTTAAATTGGTTCATTGGTCTGTTCTTTCCAAGGTGTAAAAAAGTTCTTGATCTTAAGATCATCTGACCATCCAGATGTGTAGTCATTGCGTTCATCACACAGTGCCAATGCTTCTTCTTTAGACACTACTTTGTATCCAAGAATGATATCGGTCGGTAGCAAATGCACCTGACTAAATTCAGTGGCTTCTTCCATAGCAACCGTGTCTAATGCGTATTCAGCTTTGCCTTTCGGTACTTCAACCATGTAGCTAAGCTTAAACTGCGACAAGGTCTCCACTAGAACCCATTCAGTTTCATTCTCGTTCGTCATTGTTGTCCTTATCTAAACGTGTTTTCAAAAAATCATATATCAAAAAGAAACCATAACTAAGGTAAATAAAACACATCATCGTGAGGTATGCTAACAATAGCAAAAATGCGAAAATTAGAAATCCCGTCAAGACTAGAATGCTGTTCAGGTTATTAGACACCGACTTTGGTTTCTGCTAATTGACTAATGTTCATCCTGTTTCCTTTATACTTTAAATTATAGTTAACTCTTGATTCAAGAGCAACACAAAAGGTAAGATTCGGCTGCTATTACACAGCCGAATCTTTCACTTAGGTGCGGTAGGCTTACGAAGTTTTAGAATCTTACGATCTGCTTCAGACAACCGGTCCCAAGCGGCTTGCTTGATTTCGTACTTCTGCCATGCTTCCTTACGCTTCGCAACTCTAGTAGCAGCAGTCTTTGCCAGCTTTGCCCAGTATTCACGAGTCTCGTCGTCCGCAAGGAACAAGAAGGTAGCGTGACCGGACTTTACCAAAGAAACTAGGGACTTACGAGCAATACGCTCATCCAACCTAACATAGTTCTTGGTGTCAGTGTTACGAAGGATTTCGTCGTAAATTTCAGGTGCGATGTGTTGTTCTTCACTCACTTCTTTACTCCTTTCTTGGTTAGGCCGAATGCAGCGAGTTCTTCTGGAGTAAGCTTTTCTGCAACCGTAGCCCGCAGTTCATCTTCCTGACGCTTCTTTTCATCCAACTTGCGCTGACGTTCAGCTTCACGCTGTCGGGCGATCTTAGCCTTGTCGCGGTCAGCGGCCATTTGACCATACCAAATCTTGACAGTCTTGTTTGACTTCAGCAGTTCCTCAAGAGAAATGCCGGCTTCAAGCGCCTCTAGTGCAGCTTGAGCAACATCACCGTCTCTAGTATCTCGTTGCCTATTATATGAATACATATTCTTCTCTCGTTCTTTTTTCGCTCGTTCTACATGCATTAGTGAATCATAAATGTTTTTGGTTGACATCCCACTTACAGCGTTAGTAGACCAGTTAGTGGAAACATAACCGCTATTAAGTAGGGCTGTTACTCTCGCAATCCATTCATCATCGTTCATAATCTACCCTCACATGATGGGTCCGTTACCGTTTCGGAAGCCTACTTGGCCGCCCTGATCTTTGATGCGTTGAATAACTTCTTCAAACAGAATAGGCGTGAAGTCAGTGTGTTCAACACACACAGAGAAGTAATCAGGATCAATCTCGTCACTGTACAGCACTTCACCGGTCTTCACATTAACGCCTCGCATCTTGCGAACACGATTGCCATGAGTATGACCATGAATGTTACACCCGAAACGAGCAAGACTATCCTTGCTGATCGGAATGTGAGTCAAGATCATCCCATTCATCACATGACACCCGCGAATGTCGCGGAAATGTTTCGAGTAATCAGCCAAGCTAAAGATATCGTGGTTGCCCCTGATCAGCACCTTGTTGCCGTTGAGACGATCCATGATAGCGAGACACCTGCGATTGATTACAACATCACCCAGATGGTAGACCTTATCATTAGGACCCACAGTGTCGTTCCACCGCTTGACCATTTCTTCGTCCATTTCCTCAACGTCGTCCCATGGACGCACAGGAGAACCATCGTAGTTCGTGAACTTGCAGATGTTGGTGTGACCGAAGTGAGTATCACTGGTCAAGAATACAGATGGCATTTTAATCTCCTTAGTTTGTATAGTACGTGATTTTAGTTTAAATGTCAAGCCCTTTTTATCCATATAAATATTCGAATGACAGTGCAACTCTCAGCAATCACGTTCGATGAAATCTACCCGATCTGGAGTACTTACCTGTGGCCTGATAGACTAAGCGATATCACGCCCAACAGTGCGATGTGCTTCCTAGAAGGATATGATTCGTTTAATATGGAAAAACCACCCACGTTCTTCGCCATCTTTATCAATGGAGAGATCGCAGGTGTCAATAGTGGACATATGTGCAAAGACCTTCAATATCGTTCAAGAGGTCTTTTTGTGTTTGAAAAGTTCAGGGGGAAGAATCTCGGAAGAGACTTGCTGCTAGCAACAATTGACCAAGCACGAAAAGAAGATGCTACTATGTGCTGGAGCTATCCTAGAAAATCAAGCTGGAAGTCATACCTTGCTGCCGGATTTGAGCTAGCTTCTGATTGGGAAGGTTCCGAAACCAGCGATGCAAATGCATACTGCAAGATAGATTTATGAAGTTAAAACCATATTCCTTCAAAGCGCATCCGTTTGATGAATGACAGATAGTTACTGATCACACCGTAGCATTTAAATTTCACTGTACTAAGCAATCCTCTATCCACTCGTTCAGGTATGAACATGATGCTATTAGCAGCGAGCGGGACGTTTCCAGGAACAATCACTTGCCCTCCGCTAGTAGTTGGAGTGTTTGATTCAGTATCATTTGAGAACTGAAAATAGTTTGGATATAGTTTTGGTGGTTGACTCTGCAACCAGGTGTACATGTCAGCGTTACTAGCATTTAGCCAAAAACGATTGCCTCTCAAATACTCTGCTGTGACAGGTATGAGAGGTTGATCAGTACCTAAATATATTTGATCGTCTACTCTCCATACGTCAACCATACATGAGAAGCCGTGATTGAACGCTCTTCCAATTTGGTTAGGAGTGTTGGCATCTTGAAAATTAGTGCCATCGTAGATACCTTGATACGCTATGTAAATCATAACGTATTTATCTTAAAGTATTGGAGCGGGCAGGGGGATTCGAACCCCCGACATTCACCTTGGCAAGGTGACGCTCTACCACTGAGCTATGCCCGCATTTAAGTTGACTCGATCAAGTGAACTTGTCAACGAAGTCTTTATTGTGTGATATGATCCTAATACCGTTGTTTTGTTTATAAACGATATTTTCGATCTTACCAGAGTTTACCATCCCGACAGCCCAATCAATGACTTCTAGTGAAATTTCTTTACCAGCAGACACTATACTTACGTAAGGAATGCCGTCTTTCACTGCATCAATCATTATCATCCCAATTTCATCAGGTTTGAATGAGATAGGAACTGCTACGTTAGATTTCCAAACACACTTGAATCCTTGACAAGGATCAGCGGGTCTGAGTGGATAGATAGAACATCCTGTCTTAGATGCGAAGTGACAAGGTTTTCCCGGATACATTTCAAATCCGTATATAGTAGCAGTCAAGTGTCCCTGACAGCATTTATTACAACCGTCACATTTTCTATCAATCATATCTCACGCACTGTTTTGGAGCGGCATAAGGGAATCGAACCCTTCTAATCAGCTTGGAAGGCTGGAGCATTACCACTATGCTAATGCCGCTTAGTATTGGTTGCGGGAGTTGGATTTGAACCAACGATTTCCGATTTATGAGACCGGCGAGGACGACCCAACTCCTCTACCCCGCGATAAACTATTTTGAAGAACACACTCAGCCAACTCTCCATGTCATAGGTAGCTACTTCCTACTCCACTTCAACGAGCATCAGCGTCCTGATTGCGAATGCGTTCATCAAAATAGTCTAATATTATTTAGTCTATTTATAATCCACCCTGAGATTACGGGCTTGTAGCGAGTGTCTTTGGTCATTACCGAATCCCTTGCGAGGACCGTTCTACCGTTATCCACTAGAGCTTTTTACAGTCACCTAGTATCACTCAATGCTGCCTTTTTTAGAGTCTGGCGTTTGACTCGTCGCATATGTCTACTCGACCATCTATCCTTCGCCTGCCTTGCGAGCAGTTCGATTCCGCTAAGAACCTACGCTTTCTTTCCGATCAATCAGTTCCGCCTTGCGAGCATCCCTGAACCACATTCCCTTGCGAGTGTGGTATTAAGCACCTTTAAACATATACCGGAGCAGTCTTTCGCTTTTGTGTTACAAACTAGGAGTTGAACCTAGAATCTACAGTACATAAAACTGTTGCATTACCATTATGCAATTTGCGAACCTACGAAGATGTGCTGCTCCAGTTGCTCCATATCTTGTTAGATACAGAATACAACACACCTAGTATCTTTCTCCTTGCGGGATACTCAATCATACTTCACGATTCCGGTTATCCCTTCCTCGTTTGTATTGCTATCTTGCCTTCCCTTGCGAGGTCAGACTCAATAACTACCTGTTAGTATTCAACATTCGTCAGTTTGGCTAGTTGAAGTTCGGGCGCCAACCCTCTTAGAACTCACCGACTGGCTCTGTTCCTATCCTTTCGGACTTCAACTCTGACTTACTGCCTACCGCCTTTCTACAGACGGGAGTTGCTTTCGCTTAAGCGAGTCAACTCTAACTCAGGCTTGCATAGATGGACCATTGCTGGCGCAAGTTTATAGGAAACCTTGCTTTGACAGAGATTACTCCCTGCTACCCTAGTGAGGCTATGCCCCCAATTCTTATACTCATTAGAAGAACACTGGTTGGATTCGAACCAACGCCAGGACCACCGCTTTACGGGAGGGATACCACTTCCCCATTACGCCAACAGTATTCATCTAATGAGTATGTCATCAACAATTTCAAAGAACTAATACTACTTATTTTGCTGCTTAAGATGCTTCAGCATCCCAGAAAGGATATGAAGCATCGAACCCCTCATTATACCACTTAACTACAAGACCGTCTAGATTTATTTTTCGCTGTTTTCCAGATATTCTGTCCGTGTATCCCAAATCTCTGTAGAATTTTTTAATAGCATTATCTGTTTCTTGTGTTGCAACCATTCTTTCCTCCTACAGATATATAGTTCCTTATAAAATGTCAAGAACTTTTTTTGCTTTTCTTGATTTACTTAATATAGCTGCTCTTGACCTCAATGTCAAGAACTATTTTGCCTATTATTTAAAAAAAAATACAGAAGGAAAAAAGTAAGTGATAGACTGTGCAATCTGCATCGGTGTCTCTCAAGAGAACAACCTATCAAGCAATCAACAAAAAACAAACTGCAAAAACTAACTTATACTCAAACCACAATGTGCAACAAAATAAGTTTGATTCATGCTAGTATGGAGCGTTTCAAGCGCCTGATCAATGTTTCATTACTGAAACGTAAATGCCTACTCTCGTCTCTCTTTTCCTTCCGGGTAGTTTACCCCTACTAGGGGGCCGACCTACCAAACTTATTGATAGTTGTGATCTACCTTAACGTCGGTTAGACCAGCAATCATCTGAAACTGTTCCCATGCATTTTTAGCAGCAGGGTTACGCTCTAGTTCAGAGTCAAGAAGAACTACTTCCAACCAAATCTCTGGACGACGTTTGGGCATTACTCCAAACTTGCGTGGCTGATGCAGCTTCCCTCTGTTATAGAGTTCTAAAGTTACCTCACGGAACTTCTGCTCGTCAGGGTAGCCATGCCATTCAGCATGACTAAACAGGCCGCCTCCGGTGTAGCCATCCCAAATTCCTCCCCACTGCTTATCGTTAGTAGGGTCAAAGTCGGTTCGGGCGATTACCACCAAAACATCATCGATGTTGACCTTGCCGTCAACAATATCCTTAACACAACGACTGTAACTAAGACCGACTTTCATCATACCCCCTTAAAGGATTTTCTCGTTGGTGAGCGTAGTAACAGTTGCCGCTGAAAACTCAATTTCAGTGCGGACGTTCAACTCAAGGAGTTCGTCCTGCAGCTTCTGCTTCTGCTTCTTAGTAGAAGCAACGATACCCTTGAAACTTTCAAGTACCTTTTCGTTAAAGATAGAAGTGTCGACCGTCTCGCCTCGGTAAGAATAAGCATCTTCCTTGCGGTTACGAATCTTCTCTAGCTTGCCGTTGATGACAGCGGAATCGGTAATGACCGAAGCCTTTGCATACGTGCTGTAGAACTGAAGGTCCTTTTCAAGTCGGGCAACGTCAGCGAGACGACCATCGATGCCTGCGCTATCGTTTGCCGACGCGACCGCCTTACGAATCTCGTAAAGGGCATCAAGCAAAGCGAGACGGCGAGCGAGGTTGCCGCTGAACTTGCTGGACGCAGCAAGAATCTCTTTGTCAGCGTCTTGGAACTCGTTAATGCTAGCCGTAGCATTGAATTCAAGGCCCTTGACAGTTTCGTTGATCGCTACTTGAATAGCGTTGGCCTTGCGTAGATTGATCTTCATGTGTGTTTCCTTCTTATTTACTGACTATAGTATAAACGATCACTGTTGTACAGTGTTTTGGGTATTAAAAATGGCGACTCGTACGGGACTCGAACCCGTGATCTCCAGCGTGACAGGCTGGCGTCTTGACCAACTCGACTAACGAGCCATTAAGTTTGGTGACGGAAGAAGGACTTGAACCTTCGACATCCAGAATATGAGTCTGGCGCTCTGACCAACTGAGCTACCCCGTCATTAAGTAAACGTCTTTAGTGCTTTCAAATCTTCACCGATGTTATCTTCTCGTATCGGACCGATGCCAAGACAAGTCGTAGTCGGTTCATTGAAAACAGTGAATCCTGCATCAGTCACTAGTGCAGTACCGCAGACATTCTTGTATGCTTCTTGCAATGCTTTCAACTCATCAACAGTGTCTACGATAAGAGTGATCTTATATGCATGATCACCGTGAGCATACGCTAGTGCCTGTTCCTGCTTCTTAACAAGAATATCAGGTTCAGCAATCGTAGTATGATTCGCATTAGGGATAGTTGCATCCCAAAATGCGTGTAGATAAGCATGTCCTGCCTGCGTACACATTTTGCCACGGATACCGTTCATCTTCTGAACGCTCTCTTTAGCAAAGATACAGTACATCTTATGTTTCATTTATTTTTCTTTCTATTACCGTAATGCTTTTTCCACGCTTCGTCTGTATAACCCGGGCCATACATACTAAGAAGCTGTATGCGTTCTTCGGCGTCTAACTTAACCCATTCTTCATGAGTATAACGCTTGCCCGACTTCGCTAATGTCATTGCTGGCATGATATCCTCCTTATATTGCTTCGTTTGCCGATGGGTAGACATCACATCTACTAAGAGTAATTACTTCCATATGTCTAGGAGCGACCTAGCTTCATCGGCAACTCAAAAATTCGTGACACTCGGCAGTTACCTGCCTATTTTACAACGCACCGCACCTAAATGCATCAACCCGGGCGCCCGGGATTGTATTGGAGGGCGTAGTGAGGTTCGAACTCACAAGGCATTTCTGCGGCAGATTAAGAGTCTGCTGGACCAACCAATTGTCCAATACGCCCTAAAACTTTGTATCTACACTATGTGTTTCGATAGAGTAGTTGTTATCGTCGAAAAAGTCTTCGTTATCATTTAGGTTCTTACGATGCTTTTCAGCTTCATCAAGATTGTCATACACAGCAATAATTCTGGATAAACCATATATCTCGCGGTTGATAAGGATATAGACTTTCACTTAAATTCTTTCGTTATTCGAATCTGTCAATTAGCAAGTAGCTCTTTCTTGAAAGATACGTCTTCTGAATAGTACCCGTTCGAGGATCCGTAGAATCGAACAGTCACAAATCCCTTGAAGGTTGCGAAGTTGTAGAACGTCCACGTATAACTTTCGTCATCCATGACCGGACCTTCAACGTTCGTATCTTCTCTGGAGACTAGCATAGGCCAGCCCTCCAAGTCTTCCAAGTCACCGCATATATCTTCGACGTAAACACTTTCGCAACAATCCTGAGCGTGATAGAGCGTATAACGCACCTCATCATTTTCAAACGTCACTGTCTCGTCATCAGACCAAACCTTAGAGAAGGTCTGACCGAGCATTTCATCAACTTTTGGCCATTCCATTGCCTTCTCCTTTCTAGTATTTGGTAGGCGAAGCCGGACTTGAACCGACAACTATTCTGTTATGAGCAGAAGGTTCTACCAATTGAACTATTCGCCTTTAATCTCTTTGTCTTTACCAAACGTATAGTGGCAGTCACACATGCATTCTCTTAGCCGATTCGCCCTATGTCCTCAATATTTGACTTCAATCGGTACCGATATGTTTAGTATTTGGAGCACCGGGTAGGAATCGAACCTACTTCACTTGCGTAGCGGATTTGCAGTCCACCGCATTCCCAATCTGCCACCGGTGCGTTATACATATTTTACAGAACGTTGTCAAGCCCTGATGCAATCACCATGATTGCCGAGAGGAATCATAACAACATAAAGTTTACCATCAATATCAAACCCGCGATAAATCACGCCGTTGACAGTGACCAAACGATGCTTATTCATGTCTTTGTAACTCCGTTTTCTCAGCTTATAATTCAATATAGCAAAACGGATAACCAATGTCAACTGTTATTTTTAAAATCTTGGCGGAGAGTGAGGGATTCGAACCCTCGGTACAGTTGCCCGTACAACACCTTAGCAGGGTGCCGCTTTCGACCGCTCAGCCAACTCTCCGTATTCTAGATATCTAGCCGATTCTTAGCATCCTCGATGTATGCGATGATTCGTTCTTTCCCTTCCGGATTCATAGAATGAACCACATAACGGGGAAACTTACGCTTGTTATCTTCACAGAAATCTACTAGCCATTTAGCAGCGTCATAGCCCGTCTTCTTAGGACCATAGTCTGCCGGAAGACCTTGCGCTTCTGCTATCATAGCCTCATAGTGTTGATCACATAGATCATGATCGAAGCACACGAACGCAGGCATTCCTGAGGTTATGACTTGCTTCACGAACGTATCAAAATCTTTTAAGATGAACGTAACCAAATCTCTGGGGAACTTTTCCCACGTAACATCATCAGGATGTCGCTCATCGTCTAAGAATAATAGGTATGACACATCTTTCTCCTAATGAATGATGGCGGAAGCGGTGAGATTCGAACTCACGGAGGACTTTCACCCTCGCTTGTTTTCAAGACAAGATCCTTAAACCACTCGGACACGCTTCCGTATTAATATTTATGTAGTTATGATTGACGTATACTTTTTATAATTGGTGCGCCCGGGAGGATTTGAACCTCCGACCACCGCGTTATCAGCACGGTGCTCTTCCCCTGAGCTACAGGCGCATTATATTGGTGGGTGATGATGGATTCGAACCAACTCAGCATTACACAACAGTTTTACAGACTGTCCCGACTCTCCAACTTCGGCGATCACCCATTAACTTTTTTATTCTTTCCGCACCAAGTGTCTGTTTGTGCATGACAGTTGGGACAGACTAATCTTAGGTTGTCATATAAATGATTGTGTGAGTTACCGTCAATGTGGTCAAGTTGCATTGTAATAGGCACACCTTGCCATTCTGTGATTCCACACACTTCACATTTATCTTCTTTTACGCCCTCATTGACAAGTCTATGTTTTAGCTTGTTACTTTGATATTGAGGGTGTTTTCCTTCTAAGATTTCAGACAGTGGAAACTTTGCGTTTGCGCCGCCTATCTTAAATTCCAATCCTAACTTCTTTGCTCTTCTCCAAATAGTAACATCCGGAACATCAAAGTAATGAGACAACTTGCTTAAAGTCGGCATCATTTGATATTGAGCAATAAGTTCGGCATCAGTAAATTTGTCTTTATGTTTCTGTTTCATATCTAACTCCTCAAATGTATTTATCATTTGTAAGTCAGATTTGAAATCTGCTTATCAAGACTGTTCGAACCAGCTGTTTGCAAACTCTTGAATGATTTCGTCTGCTTCGAAGTAGCGGTCCTTGTCAAGAATTGCATCTTGAATGTCGAGGACATCATCTTCGTCTAAGCCACTTGTTCGTAGATAATCCAGATATACAGAAAGTTCATTTTGATGATGATTTCTTGTAGAGAAATCTACGTGAATAACTTGTCCCATGATGATGTCCTCGATGGTTGTTTACTTACTTCTATTACTGAGCGGCAGCGGCAGGAGCACCTTCGGCAGGAGCAACTTCGGCAGCTACTTCATCTGCACCTTCGGCAGCCTCAGCAACTTCTGCGTCGATTGCGTCAACCGCAGGAGCAGCTTCTTGAGAGCAAGCACCAAGTGTAAGTACGCTAGCCAAGCTAGCAATTGCAATAATCTTCTTCATTTTGTTTTCCTTTTGTGATTTGGTCCTTATCTCTGGACCGTGTATATTTATACAGTATACCCAACGTGAGTATTATTTGGTACACCCAACGGGATTTGAACCCGTGTCCCCGCCTTGAAAGGGCGATATCCTAGACCACTAGACGATGGGTGCATAAACTTGTTACGCTATCACTGCAATATAGCTTCGGGACTTCGAAACCCGAACCGCCCCCCTATTGTCGGCCTCGTATCGGCCTATCGTCGGGCGGAGTGCTACCTTACACCACATCTACTGTCATCGTTTCGAACCGAAGATCGCAGTGATAGCGTAACAAGTCTAAAGTTTGGTGCGAGTAGCCGGACTCGAACCGGCACACCATTAAGATATCAGATTTTAAGTCTGAGGCGTCTACCAATTTCGCCATACTCGCATTAGAATTTCTAACAATGTCAAAGAACGTAGAAAGCTCGCTGCTCTCTATGTTCTCAATATACGACATGATCGTGGTAATGTCAAGAAGTTTTTAAACTCACTGTTCACCGCGTGACAGCCCCACTCACCACTGTAGCGGGATAATTGCTCTGACTCTTTGGCTCGGGGACTTCTCCCTCTACCTCAAAGTCTCGGCTTTTTCTCGGGCTGCAACCACAGTACCCAAAGATTCTTTGTTTCTGTATTCCAACAGTTCCTCGTGTAAGTTGCACGAGACTTATCGGACATCCACAAGTCGTCAATGGGCTGACGCTGCCCCTCGGTGAACAGTGAGTTTAATTGGCATAGGAAGTAGGATTCGAACCCACGCGGGGCTTGCGCCACAACAGTTTTGGAGACTGCCACCTTCGACCACTCGGTCATTCCTACATAGGTAGTTTATAAGTTAAGGAAACCGTTATCAAGCATTTCTCCGGTATCTCGGTTGATCACTTGATATTGAAGGCTATGGGTTTTGAACTCCTTAAGCATTTCAACAACGGTCTCAACCTCAAATTCCTTGCAAGAATAAAGATCAAACATATAATATTCTGGCCAGAAGTGAATGCTGCTGTGACTAGTAGTGATACCCACTACGCCGGTCACGCCTTCATTCCCATCGTCGTCACACCATACGCAGTGAGGATTCATAAGAACCTTCATATCGATAGCCTCAACGAGCCTAAGAAACCAGTCATTCAAGACTGATACATAATCGGGCCCTGGCGCCTCTTCTATAAAACCCTTAACCAGGAGGTGTTTATTAATCTTTTGCAACTCATAAAACCCCTTATATCCCACTGCTAAACAGTGAATAACTATTTATCAAAAAACCAAAAACTACACACATTATGTGTGTAGTTCTTACTACAAATGGTGCCCGGTGAGGGGTTCGAACCCCCGACCCTCTCGGTGTAAACGAGATGCTCTTCCGCTGAGCTAACCGGGCCTTATTTTGGTCGGGGAGAGAGGGATCGAACCTCCGACCTCCTGGTCCCAAACCAGGCCGTCTACCGCTGACTTACTCCCCGATAATTTTGGTGGAGACACGGGGGTTCGAACCCCGGACCTACGGCTTGCAAAGCCGTCGCTCTACCAACTGAGCTATATCCCCATGAATCTATTTATATCGTATTCTTAATCTCTCAAAAAAGCAACCACATGCTGGACTCGCACCAGCACCAACTCAACGCCTTTGCAAACGTCGATGAGTCAGGCCTCACCTCGCGGGAGTGGCTCAAAAATGGCGTCCCCTGCTGGATTCGAACCAGCGACCTACAGATTAGAAGTCTGTTGCTCTATCCAGCTAAGCTAAGGAGACAATCAAAATCGTTAAAGTAAAAGCAAGAGTTTTGATAAACTCTTGCTTTTATAATTGGTGCCCCCAGCAGGTTTCGAACCCACCGCCTCCTGCTTACAAGGCAGGCGCTCTACCAAATGAGCTATAGGGGCATTAATTTTGGCTCCACGACCTGGGCTCGAACCAGGGACATTCTGATTAACAGTCAGACGCTCTACCAACTGAGCTATCGCGGAACATAACTTTCATCTATGCTATTTAACTTCTTGAGCAGTGTCGGCTTATTTTTCTAATTAAGATCAATAAGCCGACTGTGCTTCGGTACACCTGTCATTAGATATGCCATTTGATCAGCAAGAACATGACGGTTTTGCAATAGCAAATGCTCGTAGTGATTTGGTTCATATGGGACATACAACAGTTCCATACCGGATTGCTTGAGCGACTTGCACCCCTTCTTTTGGTTGCACGGGATGCAAGCAGTGACAACGTTGGTCCATTCATCGATTCCGCCATGGAATCTAGGAACAATGTGGTCTCGGCTTAGTCTCGTGTGTCCAAAATGATCACCGCAGTAACCGCAAATGTTGCGATCACGAGCAAACAAGGTACGATTAGTCAAGACAACTTTGTTGTGCTTACGAAAATCGAATCCTGTGCCACGTACTGCAATGATGCTCGGTGTTTCAAGATAGCTTTGTCGGCCGTCCTTCTGAATGCCTCCGCGATACTTAGCGATGACATCTCCTAAAGTCCAGACAACCAAGTTCTTAGCATGATAGCTAATTGCGTCGTCGTTGGTAATCCATGCTCTTGGAGTACCCGAAATGTCTAAGGCTAGAACCGCCATGATTAACTCCTATATATTATCATATTTAGACTGTTTATATTATATAGACTATGATTGGACTTAGTGCAACCAAAATCTATAAATAATCTATCAGCATTGGCTGATAATTTGGTGCCCAAGAAAAGACTCGAACTTTCACGGACTTTCGTCCACAACGACCTCAACGTTGCGTGTCTACCGTTCCACCACCTGGGCAATAATGTTTTGGTACTCCCTACAGGATTCGAACCTGTGACGCTCTCTAATCTGGAGACGATGCTGGATATAAGCCAGGTGTTTTACCGCTAAACTAAGGGAGCAAACTTGGTGCCCTATGGCAGAATCGAACTGCCATCTACTGATTACGAAACAGTCGTTCTACCATTTAACTAACAGGGCAATTATCTTGTAGATTTATTATCTGTATGCCATTGACCATAAACACAATGTAGGAACTCGTGACCTACAAACTCAGGCTCATATGAAATAGATGGATCCATCATGTGTATAGTGCATTTACCTTGATCATTTTTAAATAAAAGAGTAAATGCTGCCAAATTAGGATCAGTTACGCCATATTTACGTGCTTCTTTTTGTAAGTCAGTTCTTGATTTGTAGGTGACAATATCAACAGTAACTCTACTGTTCTCGTATTGTTTTGCGCCAAATCGATAATTAAAATCTGAGCCAACAAATCGATAGTTGTCAGCACCTGTATTATTAGGCTGATTACACGCTGTAAGCACTAAGAACAAAAACAATATTGCTAGTTTCTTCATAGGAACCCTCCCATGAATATTTATGCTTTATAGTGGGCCTGCTGTACCACAACATCAGCAGCATTATCGACCAATTAGAAGCGCCGGTCAGTTGGGTAAGTTAATGTTGCATAAGTCAGAATCAAAAGTCCCTTGCAAGGACACATCCTTTACTGTGTTTCCGCTGGCCGGCTTCCGCGCAGTGACTTATACTATAACACCCACTACAAACTTAATCACAACGTCGGGAATCGAACCCGCATCCTGGCATCTTGCTGCCTACCCATCATTACGACTCTCGGACTTCCTGTGCTACCATTACACCACGTTGCAAACTTGGTGGGCCCTCTGGGATTCGAACCCAGGACCTTCCGATTAAAAGTCGGACGCTCTAACCTACTGAGCTAAGGGCCCAAATTCTGAAATAGCTGGTGCCCCGAGAGGGACTCGAACCCCCACGCCTTTTGGGCAAGAGATTTTGAGTCTCCCGCGTCTACCGATTCCGCCATCGGGGCATTTTAAGAGTGGTGCGGATGAAGGGACTCGAACCCCCACACCTTGCGAGTGCCAGAACCTAAATCTGGTGCGTCTACCAATTTCGCCACATCCGCATAGTAGTATAATGTATTTACTCGCCGTAACTCGTATCTCAACATAAGTCACTGATACTAACTAAATTAGTACTGCTACGGACATCGGACTTGATAGCCTGGGTTTGAGAATGGAGACTATCTTTTGGGTCACCGTACACACACGAGTAAAATTTGGTGCTCCCAGACGGAATCGAACCGACGACACCCTGATCTTCAGTCAGGTGCTCTACCAACTGAGCTACAGGAGCATTAGAAAAATATACCCTCGGCAGGGAACGATCCTGCATAGAATGTCCTAAACCATTCTATATCCGCTTGCGAGGGCGGGACAAAGAGCTTTAGGGCCTGCTTTGTCTTGACTTAATAACCTGATGTTCTTAGAAAGAGAGTTTGGAAGAATTGCACTTCCCTAGGATACTGACCTATCCCCCCTTATACCGGTCAGAGTTAGAGTACGCCACTAAGGAACTCCCTTTCTAAGAACACCAGATCATACGATACTTGTTAGAAGAATGCATCGCAGGCGCGACCTGCTTACGGAATTGAACCGTCTTTTGTGTTATACACCTATCGTCCACGACCCAGTAGCTACTATGGGCTGATGCATTCATCTAACAAGTCTCATAAGAGACTTATTATTTTCTAACTATGTCAAAGAACGAGAGAACATCGCTGCTCTCTCTATTTTCTTAATGTATATGATACTCTTCCCAAAGTCAACCGAAATATCACCTCATCGTAAAATATCTTTTGGCGGAGTCGGTGAGATTCGAACTCACGGTACCTTGCGGTACGCTACCTTTCCAAGATAGTCTAATCGGCCACTCTAGCACGACTCCGTAATATGGCGCGGCCACTTATTTTCTATGCTGAATACTACTTTCGGAAGGTAGCTCTAGCATGTGGCCGCATAAACTTTGGTACACCTTAAATTTGGTGGGTCTAGTAGGAGTTGAACCTACCGCCTCTTCCATGTCAAGGAAGCGTTCTACCGATGAACTATAGACCCATTCTATATTTTCGTAGATGCGTATTTCTTCTTGTCATTTTCTTGTCGGGACCGCTTCTACTATGAGTAGGGGTCTGTGTATGACAGTTGGGACAAAGCAAACGAAGATTTTCTAATGCATCATTGTCACTGTTGCCATCTATGTGATCAAGCTGCAATGTCAGGGGTTTACCGTTATGATAGCTGGGTTGTCTGCATTCTTCGCATTGATCACCTCTTGATTCTTTAAGGTATCTCTTAAAATTTCCACCCATTCCTTGCTCAATGCGAGGAATAGAAACCTGTTCCCATGTGTACTTTGCACTACATTCCATAGAACAAAACTTATTGTAAGAACTATGTTTGTGCGGAAAAGTTTTGCTGCAATGAACGCAAGAATGATTAATATTGTTTTCCGGCTTTTTTCTACTGACACTGTATCTGCCTTTGGTTCGATGAACACTTTTATGCCCATTCAATTTACGAACAGAATCGAACTCTTTGTCACATTTATCACAATTGTATATCATAAATGTATTTAGCTCAGCGGTAGAAAAATAGCATTTTTAATTCACCACTACCACTGAGCTAAGGGTGCATGATATTGGTACTAGGTATTGGATTTGAACCAATCCACCGAGTTCCACAAACTCGTGTGCTAACCGCTGACACTAACCTAGCATAAAATTGGGCGGAGCAGCCAATCACGCTAAACACCAGCGAAGTGATCGACCCTTACCGTGCATACGGCTCCATAATATTCTGGCTTCTCAAGTTGGGCTTGAACCAACATTTCCGGCTCCAAACGCAAATGCTAATGCCGGAGTGTTACCACGTACTTCATCGTTTCAATATGACTACTCAAATACTCTTAGCATTGTTTTCAGCACTATTTCATATCACAAAGCCTGTCCGGCTCTTCCCCGGCTCACAGTTTTTTAAGCCTTTGCGTTTGCTACTGTGTGATATTACTCTAGATTTTACTAGCAATGTTCCAAGTACCCTTTCACCATAGCTACTAGGATTTTTCCTTTACACTATTGAGAAATGAATTGGCATACGCTGTAGGAGTCGAACCCACGCTAACTGGGTTGGAACCAGTCGTGCTACCGTAACACTTAGCGTACATAAAATTGGCGCCCGCGGAAGGATTCGAACCTCCGACCCTCAGATTCGTAATCTGATGCTCTATCCAGCTGAGCCACGCGGGCATGAATTGGCGACCCCTGTAGGACTCGAACCTACAACATTCAGTTTCGAAGACTGACGCTCTATCCGGTTGAACTAAAGGGTCGTGAAGAATGAATGGTGCCGTCTAGAGGATTCGAACCACTGACATCCACATTACTAGTGTGGCGCTCTACCAACTGAGCTAAGACGGCCTTTTATATTATATAAGAGGATTGTGCTGGGGGACTAGGGCTCGAACCTAGAACCTTCGGTACCAAAAACCGACGCACTACCAAATTGTGCTATCCCCCAGCACAATCCTCTCATTCACATAAATGTATACCATTCATTATTAAAGAACAGTAGAGGGCGCGGCGGTCGAGGCCGGGGCTAATGTTCTTCTCTCATGTTCTTAAATAATAAATGGTTAGCCTTTTGTTGACAAGCGAGACTATGTTGTCCGGCATTT